ATGAAGTCCCGGAAGTTGGTGTAGCCCGGTGGGTGGCCCGACTCCAGGATGTCCATGAAGTCCTGCGCAGTGATCTCGGTGCTGGCCACGATCATGTCGCTGATCACCCCATTGGCCCGGCGCCGGTACTGCTCGGCCAGGCTCAGGGCTTCACTGAGCTTCAAGGTCTGGGCCCGGCGCAACGCCTCGGCGATGGCAAAGCCTTCGCTGATTGCCAACCGATAAGCAACCGTTCGGCCCAGGCTTTCAGCAAAAGAGAAGGCTTCGGCCACCCGTTTGACCTGCGAGCGGGCCAGCGCATCACTCATCCCAAAGCTCTCGCTTTGAGGCTTAGTCATGGCCTTGGCTGGCTTTTCTGCAAAGCTCAGGTTTTCCGCGACCCGCAGGATGTAGGCGATGAGGTCCGTGTAGGTCTCGGCTAGCGCCAGCGTTTCGTACTTGCGAAGGGCCAGTTGCCGCGCCAGCCCATCGGCCACCTGAAACACCTCGAATACTGCCTTGGTGCCGGAGCGGGCGTACTTCTCCGAGAAGGTCAGCGACTCCACAAAGCGCAGCACGAAGGCGATCAGGTCGGTGTAGATCTCCACGAAGTTCAGTGTTTCGAACTTGTTAAGCGCCACTGCACGGCTGGGCTTTTCTGCAAAGGTCAGCGTCTCTGAACTTCGCTTTATGCCCAGCTTCTGGACGAGCTCGGCAAAGCTCAGGTCCGTGGCCACGCTCAGGGCGTAGACGGCCGGGTAAGCCGTTGACCAGTTCTTGCCTGCCGTGGCACTACCCCAGGTGAACGTACCCGAGGTCCAGCTGTAGTTGGCCCCCGGGGAGCTGGAGACGTTGACGGTCTCGGCCATCTCAGGCGCCCGATCAGCTCATGGTGAAGGTGAAGACGGCCGTGAGGCTGTCGTCCACCCCCTTGTTCACCACTGGGAAAACCACACGGTCAAACATGATGCCCGCCGAGGCGGCATTGAAAACGCCCGCTTCCGTGAGCGCTCCGGTGGCGTCACCCGCTGCATAGCTGGCCGTGAAGGTGAACACCTTGGTGCCAGCCGTATGGGCATAAGTGGCCGCGTTGCGCTTGATTTCGGTGACCAGTGCCGTCTGCGTGGCGGCAGCAGCGGTGGTGCCGGTGCCAACTGCAATCCAGCCCATGACGCCGGGTCGGCTGCCCGAGTTGCCAATGGCGTCGGCCACGAAGTCGAAGCCGCCATTGACGATGATGTTGTCCTTGTGGACCACTTCGACCTCGCCCGTGGGCTTGGCCAGCACCAGCGTAATCGAGCCTTTGATGCTCATGCCCTCTTCCATCATGGGTCATTCCCTTTCTTTGGGGTTTGCAAATGAAATGGGCGCCACACCCTGCGATGCAGCGCCCGTGTTTGGGGGATTCCCCGTTCAATAAAGCTTGAGTGCGGTGTATCCGGCCGTAGGTGCCAATGCTTTGCTGGCGCTTTGCACCTCACCGCCCATCTTTCCGACAAAGAGCCTGCGCTCGGTGGCCGTCTGGCACACGCCCAGGCAGATCCGGTCGCTGACGTTCACGGGGTATGGCACCACGATCCGGTTGAAGAGCTGGTCCTCCAGGAAGAAGGAACCCGCCACCGCATCCAAGCCAACCAACAAGCTCACCCCTGATCCGGAGGCTGTCCAGATGACCGAGGTGGTGATCTGGTTGGGGATGAACCAGAAGCTCACATGGAAGATGCCGGGGATGCTCACGGCCCAGGAAACCCGGGTCGTGTCCTTGACCAGCACCCCGCTGCCGTAGCGCCCGTCGCCATAGCTCACGCCAACTGCTTCTCCGCTACCAGGACTTCCATACCCAGACAGCGCCCCATTGAGGCGCCAGCCGTACAGTTCGCCTGCCTGCAACGTGTCTTCGCGGGCCATCTGAAACCGGGCCTCAATGCTTTTGAGCGCACCGTCATAGGTCCACTGCCGCTTGGCCGCATTGCTGCTCCAGACGTAGTTGGCCGTCGACCAGGTCTCACGGTCGTCCAAAGTGGCACCGATGCTGGCCAGCAACGTGTTCTGCGCCCGATAGCTGGTGGGCAGGTTCACCTCGAAGAGGTATTCCGACTGCGTCACCCCGCTGTCCATGCGCAGCACATCCTCACTGTTGACCGACTCGACCGAGGCAAAGTGCTTCACCCCGGGGAACCGGGTGGCCTGCGCATCGATGGTGACCAGCAGGTTGGCGTTTTGCGGCTGGGCCACCACGGTGGAGACAAAGGTGGCCTCATCGGAATAGATGCCGGGCGATGCGATCGCCTTGATCCAGAAACTGCGCTCACCATCAAAACCCGAGGGCAGTGTGAAGCTGCTGGACTTGACCTCGGCAATGAAGATCGAGGTGTCCCAGGCCGTGCCTTCGCGCAGCTCATAGGCCACCACCTCCGGCTCTGCATTGGGCAGCCACCGAAACTCCAGCCGGTTGGCCGACTGCACCACATCGAACTGCCGCACTGAAGCAGGCGCCAGCAGAGTCAACAGAAAGGTGGTGACATGCTGGCTGTACTTACCCGAAGTGTCGAAGGCCCGGATGAAGTAGTTGTACTGGCCAGATTCACTCTGGTCATGCACGAGCTGGGTGCCAGCGGTCTGTCCAACCAAAGCGCCAGCATCCCAGCCCGTACCCACGCGAACCTCGTACCCTGCCAGATCGGCATCGGTGTTGGCACTCCAGCTCAGCAGCAGATCGGTCGTGCGGCGCAGGACCACAAAGTCCTGCACATCGTCCGGAGGCTGCAGCTTGCCCAGGATGGCCTGGCTCAGGGTGGCCGAGGTTCCGAGCTTGCCGGACACTCCCACCGCCCTCACCGTGAACACATAGTCCCCAGCCTCGGCGTTGCGGATTTCCAGATAGGCGCCAGAGACCCGGGGCAAGGTGACGGTGTTGCCGCCATTGACCCGGTAGCTCACCTGGTACTCCAGTGCGCCGAAGACCTGCTCCCAGCCCACCTGAATCAGCACCAGCGCCTGGTCCTTGACCCGGTACAGGCTCTCGGTCACAACCAAGCCCGTGGGCGCTGCAGGCGTGCTCGAGAGCACCGTGATGTCCCGTGGCTGCAGGGCCAGACCCTGCTCGATCGCACCGTACTTGTCCGGGTTGTGGGCCAACGCCCTCACTTCGTGGATGCCCGGCTCGCTCTCGGCAACCTGAACCACCCTGAACAGTTGGACTTCCACCTGCGTGGAGGACAGCACCCAGATAGCACCCACCTGAGGCGCTGTGGAAAACGCACTGGTCACGCCGACTGTGCGACCAGACAAAGATCCGACTTGACGTTCCTCCACCGCTCCCGTGGGCAGCAGCACAGAGATGCGCCACGAACCGGCGGGAAGGTCCTGGTCCAGCGTGACGCTCACCGTGGTTGCCGCAGCGATGCGTCCACCCAAGCGCAGGCCACCCCGGCTACTGTCGGCCACCTTGATGACATCACCCGGACGCACCACCGCACCTTCAAGACCGGTGCGGAAGGTGATGATTTCCGATTCGGATTGCTCGGAATACAGCAGCCACTTGCCCACCCGGTTGGCCTGGCCCCGGGAGGTGCAGCCCATGGCCACGACATCGGCTTGCACCACGCCATAACGTGCAATGCCCGCCATGTCCTCGACGTATTCCACCTTTTGACGGTAGAAATCATCGGGGTCCACCCAGCTGACCAGAGCCACGGTGTGCCTAGCCTTGGCGGACGATCCTTGGTAAGCGAACTCGCCACCGATGACGTTGGCAGCCGTGAACTGGTAGACGGGATCCTGGGGCGCATCCTGCGTGACGGTGATGGCACCGCCGGACCAATAAGCCATGCCCCGAAAGATCGAGGCCATGTCTTGCACTACCTTGTAGGCCTGCTCGCGGCTTTGCAGGTACAGGTTACAGGTAAAGCGCGGCTCATAGCCGCCCAGGCCATTGGGCACAAGCTCGTCACAGTAGCGGGCCACCCGGTAAAGCGCCCACTTGTCCACCTGCGACTCGGGAATGAAACTGCCCAGCCCGTAGCGGGTGTTTGTCACCAGGTCATAAAAGCACCAGGCTGGGTTGTCCGTCCAGGCCACCTTGAAAGTTCCGTCCCAAACCCCGGCATACGAGCGGGTCTCGGGAAAGTAGTTCGAGGGGATCCGAACACGCAGGAGTTTGAGGTCATAGCTGCGCCGAGGAATTGAGGTGAACTGAGAGGCATCCACCCGCAGGGCCATCAGGGCGCTGTTGGGGTAGCGCAGCTTGCTCTCGATGACCTCGGTGTAGGACTCCAGAAACGTCTTGTTCTGCAGACTGGTCTGCATGGAATCGGCCGTGATGCGGCGCAAGCGTACGTCCCAAGGGCCAACGCCCGTGAGAGGGATGTAGTAACTACGCTGGTAGCGCGAGGTGGTCTTGCCGGACACCGTGTCGGCCAGAACCTGCACATACCCGGCTCCGCGCGCCTGCACGTCGATCGCGTAGCTGACCGAGGTGCCGTTGAGGTCCCCGTTGGTGGTGTCTTGCAGCGTAAGGGTCGGGATGCTGACCTTGATGCGCACGGCATCCACATCGGGGTCGTTGATAGATCGCACCACCGGCTGGTTGGCCTTGCATTCGACCCCTACGGCTACCTCGTTTTCTACCGAAGAGAAGCCTGGGACGTAGCTTTGTTGCTGGGTACCGGGACGGGTTTCGAGCGTGACGCCGGTGAAGTTGTAGCTGCCATCCGGATTCTGGATCGGGGTGTCATCGAGGTACACCGACTGCAATCCTGCAGCCAAACCTTCGATCTCACCTTCGCAGACCAGATCCACCACCCGGGCGTAGGCCTTGGAGCGCAGGCTGTCCGGCGCTTCCTGCGCCACACGGGCGCTGCCGCCTCCACCCTTGCCGCCACCGCCTGCGCCAATGATCAATCCAGACTCAGGGGTGCTCATACCGCAATCTCATCCACATCAATGCCCGCGCTGATCACGGCCGATCCGACGATGAGGCGGCCGTAACCCACGGGTACGGGATGGCCCTGCGCCGTGGTGTTGACCGCCCCGTTGAAGACATAACTGGGCTGGTTCTCAGGTCGCTCGGACGGGTCTTGTGCCTTGGCCGTCGGGGCAATCATCTGGACCACACCTCCCAAAATCATGGAAGTGCCCACCGAATACAGCGTGGCCTGAGACAGAAATGAACCTGCTGCGGCCCAGCCCATCGGGTTCCACCAAGACACGGCGATCAGCGCAGCACCCAAAAGAATCTGGCCCAGACCGTTGCCTCCTGCCCCGGATACGACCGGGGCGATGGTGATGCGTTGCTGGCCACTGGGCTCGTGCAACCGGTCCAAGCTCAAAGCATCACGCCCGGCCAGTACCCGGTAGCCCACCCCGCGCTCACCCGAGGCCACCAGCTCCCGCTCGAATCCGGGAAAGTTGGCACACAGGGCTCGCACGGCTTCAGCCGCTGAGGCCACAGCCATCCTGTGGCGTCGCCCGAAGCGCTTGCCCAGTTCACCGAGAAGAAGGATCGTGACCATTCAGAAGTTGATGTCTCAGGGTGTGGGTGGTGATCTTTTGCCAATAGCCGCCATAGACATCGCGACTGGAAAGCCTGCCCTGCAGGTGGTGCAAGATGAGTCCGTCGCCGAGGTAAATAGCAGCGTGATTCGGTACAGGGGATGCGACCTGCATCAGCAGGACATCTCCCGGATTCATGTCGGAGGCCTCCAATGCATGGAAACCTGCGCCAGCAAAATTTTCCAGGTACAGGTTCCCGCCGCGCTTCCACCACTCGTCAAAGCGTGCGAAATCTGGCAGGTCAATGCCGCGCTCCTGGGCGTACCAGTCCCGGATCAGCGAGTAGCAGTCGAGCACACCATGGGACCATTCGCGCCCGACCAGCGGTGCGACATAGCCTTGCGGGTGCAGCTCAGTCCACTGCGCAGCCGGGAAACTCACGATGAACCAGGGCAGCGCCGTGGCTTCGCAGGCCACACGGTCGGCCTGGCTCGGTTCAGCTGGCAAATTCGGGTGAGAGTGAAACACGCCCACGATCTCGCCGAGTTGGTCGGCGCGCACATAGTCCTCGGGGTGGATCACGAATTGATCGGTCCCCACGCCGATGTTCCGGCACGGAACATAGGTCTCCCGGCCCTTGTGAATGACAAGCAGGCCACAAGCCTCGCGGGGAAACTCCCGCGCAGCGTGGGCCAGCGCCAGCGTCTGATTGGTCCCCTGCATCACCGGATCAACCCCGCTGCAGGAAACCCGCCAAAGGGCAGCTCGGCGTTCGCGCCAAAGCGCTTCTGACAGGACACCAGGCGTTTGCCGCAAGCGTCCTGCGCTCGTGAGCTCACGGTTTCGTCATTGGCGTTGAAGTACGCGGTGCCGGTGTAACCGCACTCAGCGCCCCGGTATTGCCAGGGGCAGACGTTTTGCACGATCTGCCGCCGGGGCAGCGACACGCCCTCCAGATCAAAGGCAGCGGCCAGCTCGAACTCGACCACATCCCGGGTTTCACGCGACTTGCGGTCAATGAAATACACATCGTCGGCAAACTCGGCTGAAGGATCGGCTGTGGAGTTGGCGCCCGAGGCGAAGTTCACCGCATCCAGGTACTTCAAGAGCGTGCGCTTTCTGGTGACTTTGGCCCCCACAAGGTCCTGGTAGGACAGGATGAGCGCGGTGATGCTGCCCGTGACGTTGGCCACCTTGAGTTTGGGGCGCGGCACCTGACCGTTGCCGTTGAATTCGAAGCCTTCGGCTTGAATGGGAAACGGCTCGTAGGTATTGCCCTGCCAAACCACCTGACGGCGCAGTTCGTTGGTTCCTGCATGGAACCGCACCACGCCCTCGCCAAACAGGTTCAGGTCCAGCACAAAGAGTTCGATGACCGCACTCGGGGCCAACTTCTGAATTTCTGAGGTGATCGCTTGGCTGGTCATGACAGATCAAACACCTGCCGGAAGGTGGCGTGGATGTTTTCCAGATTGGGTTCTTCGATGCTGCGGCTCCATTCCTCACAGAGGAACTTGCCCACAATGCCGCTCGGGGTGGTCCAGTCAAAGGACTGCACCGCGCCCCGTGCGCGCAAAAAGTTGTCGATCGCAGCAGCCTCTACCGTGGACTTACCCCGAAACTCAAGCGACCAGACCTCAGGCTGGGTGTTGATGCCGTAGGCCAGGCGCTGCTCATAACCATCTCCAAAGGAGACCTTGCGGACATTGGGTTTGACGGTGAGGGATGCCCCAATCGAGGCGATCCACGTAAATGTCGATGTCAATGTCGCCATGAGAGTCTTTCAATACATCACTGCCGACGCGGGTCCAGCAGGCCACCTGCGCGCTTCTGGTTGAGCAATTCCTGGCGCACAGCGCTGGAAATCGCCCGGCCCAGCTCCTTGCCCTCGCCCGCATTGGTGGTCACCCCGCCCTCGACCACATTGACCGATACGTTGAAAACGTCCCCGCCCCCGGAGGAGGACTGGTTCATGGTCACGGGAATGGAGCGGCCGTCAGGCAGCGGCACATAGGCCTCGGCCATCGAGCCCTCGCCAAAGATCGCCAACTGCGGCGTGGTGGCCACCCCACCACTGGCGTATGCCCGCAGCGGCAAAGGACCCGAAGAGGTCATGACTCCGCCATCGGCAAAGCCAAACAGACTGCCCAGCGCCTTGGCCATGGGCAAGGTGACCGCGCGCTGGATCTGGATGCGGATCAGTTCCGAAATGATGGAGGTGGCCAGCGACTTGAAGTCCAGCTTGCCGGTCATCACGAAATTGGTGAGCGCATCCGTCATGCCGTTGAAAGCCTTGGTGGTCACCGCCTCCATCTGCTTGCCCACCTGCTCGGTTTCTTCACCGAGAGTGCGCAGCGCCTTGGCAAATCCAGCGCCTGGGTCTGACAACTCCAGCGCTCGTTGGCCCAGAAGCTTCGCTCCATCGGAAGCTTGCCGGGCGGCTTCTTCAATGCGTCGGAAAGATTCAGCCAACTTGTCATTGCCCGGGGTGGCTTCCACCAGTTCCCGTGCCTTGGCCGCAAAGTCGGCCAATTCATCAGCACTGGACTTGCGCGCAGCCGACAGACGGCGCAAGGCATCGATCTCGCTGATGGAGCCCGTCTCGCGCAGGAGCTTGATCTGCTCTTCGGTCGAGCGCAACTGGCCCTGGCTTCTGGCCACCTGCTCCTGCAGATCCTTGAGCGTTTCACCCGGCAGCTTGATCTCGCGCTCGAGGTTGGACTGCTGGGCTTCGCGCTCGAGCTTTTCTCGGCGCAGGGTGATCTCCGAGAGCTTGTCCTGGAGCTTCAATTTGTCCTGGGTGGTCTTGGCCACAGTTGCCAAGCCCCGTTTCAGGATCGATTCTTCCTGCGCATACAACTCGCCAAGACGGTCCGTGAATTCCTGCTGAGCGTTCAGCCGTGCCTCGCTGGCTTCCTTGTAGCTGATGTAGCCCTGCCCCTCGTACAGGTCGATGATCTTTTGCCGGTCCTTGAGGAGTCCTGTCTCTACATCGGTGAGACCTTGCAGCTGCTTGATGTCACTTTCGATCTTGGCCATGGCCGCTGCGGTGAGCGCGCCCGTGGCCGAGTTGTAGTTCAGTTTGGGCTTGGCCGCCTCACCGGCCGCCTCGGTCTCGCCCCGGTTGATGGCATCGAACCGTTCCTTGACCGCATCGGCCAAGAGCGGCATCTTCCACAAGTCAACGTAGGTCTGGTTGGCCTTCTCAACGATCGCATTGCGTTTTTCCAATGCGGTCTTGAGGGTGGCCTGGTTCTCCTCGGAGAACGGGTTCAAGCCCTTGCCACCGGCCAAAAAGGTGCCGAGCAACTCGATGTCGGCCCAGACCGCCTCGAAGCTGCCCATGACCGCCTTGGCCATCTGGATCACACCGCGCAGCGCATCGATCACAATGGCAATGCCATAGGCCGTGTCCTGCGCCCAGGTCTTGAGCGTGCCGTCATCCCGCAGCTTGAACATGGCTTCTGCCGTGTTGTGCGTGCCCAGCATCACGGCTTTGAGTTCGCCAACCAATTCTTCGAGGGCAGGCAGTGCAGCCGTCACGATGGTCTGAGCCACAAAGTTGTGCTCGGCCCGCATCCGGCCCATGGCCTTGGAGGCTTTCTCGGCCGACTCGATTTCGGCTTCGGTGAGCCGGATGTTCAGGTCCTGGTTGGCGGCCAGGTCCTTTAGGAAAGGCAGCAAGCCAGCACCGGACTTGCCGAACAGTTCGAGCGCAATGGCCGTCTTGCCCGCCCCGTCCTCGAAATTCGAGAGCTTGAGGGCAATGTCGTTCATGACTTCGGCCGGATCGCGCAGGTTGCCCCCCGCATCCTTGGCCTTGATACCCAGATACTGCAGGGCCTGCGAGGCCCCTTTGGTCTCATCGTCCACCCCGGCCAGCCCCTTGGAGAGCTTGGTCAGGCCCACCCCGATCTGCTCCATGGCCACACCTGAGATGGTGGCGACCGGCGCAAAGCCGGATAGGGCCGTGGCGCTCGCCCCGGTCTGCTCGGCCAGATCCTGCAGAGCGGCCACCGTTTCCAGCGTGTGCATGACCAGCTCTTTGAGCGCGCCCACCGATTCCACGCCAATGGCGATGGCAAAGGTGGT